TTAGCTTACAAGAATGTCAATGAAGACTACAAGGATAAGCATAGCAACACCTTTGATAATTCAGTAGGTGCAGTATGTGAGATGGCACGTAATGAAGTTATGGATGATCCTAATCAGACGTGTAGCTCTGGCTTACACTTCTGTTCTATTGAATACCTCAAAGGATTCTGGGGTACCAGTGGTCACACAATGGTAGTGAAGATCAACCCTGCTGATGTGGTTAGCATCCCTGTTGACTACAACAATAGCAAGGGCCGGTGCTGTAAGTATACTGTTGTTGCTGAGCATATGCATGATACTAAGGATACTTTGTCTGAGTCCAGTGTATCTGATGGAGGATGGAAAGGTCCATATGATAATGGTTGGGATAGTTATCACCTTGGTGATGATGACAATCCTTTTGATAAGGACTCAAACCCTACTGATCACGCTGATTGGGAAGCAGGGTTTCATGATGCAGTAAAGAGTGATTCTGATGGGAGTTGGTAATGAGCCGTTGTTATATATGTAATCGTATCTTAGAATCCTCTGAGATACGACAAGATAAGAACAAGAGATGGATGCCTTGTTCAGAGTGTACTCAATCTTCATATGATAACTCCTTATCTCTTGAGTCTGATTCAGGATATATTAAGGAACTATTAGATGAACTGCCACAGCTAGATGATTGGAGTGAAGATGTATCAGATACGCCCATCTGAACACAATGGTAGTAACATGGTATCAAGGCATGACTGTTCCTCTTGTGGGAGCAGTGATGCCAATACCTTATTCGATGATGGTCATATGTTTTGCTTTTCATGTGAGACACATACCCATCAGAGCAAGGTACCAATAGATATAGAGGAGAACAATGTGGTACCCATACCTACAAGTAAGAACATTGATCATGATCTTATGGGTGACAAGGTTGGACCTATTAAAGATAGGAACATTACCATTGACACAGTTAAAACATATAAGGTCAGGCTTGATGTTGACCGTGGTATTGTAACAGATCATTACTATCCTTATGCAAGTAGGGATGGTGATATCATAGCGTACAAGCAGCGTGTTGTAGACACTAAGGACTTCAGGACTCATGGTCCTATTCGTAAAGCTACTCTCTTTGGGCAGTCAGAGTTCACCAAGGGTGGTAAGTACATCACTGTTTGTGAAGGTGAGATAGATACGATGGCTGCGTATCAGATGATGGGCAGTAAGTGGCCTGTTGTAGGTGTGAAGTCTTCAAGTGATGCATACAAATTATGCAAGCGTGAGTTTGAATGGCTTGATACATACGAGAACATCATCATCACCTTTGATAATGATGATGCTGGCAAGAAAGCAGCTACAGCTGTTGCCTCTTTGTTCCCTAAGAAAGCTAAGATCGTAAAGCTAAAGCGTAATGATGTTGGTGAGTACCTTGAGAACCATGAAGATTCAGTGTTTGTTAATCTATGGTGGAGGGCTGAAGAGTACCGGCCTGACGATATCATATCTGATGCAGAGACTATGTGGGATATCATCAAACAACCAAGAGCAGAAGCAGCAGTACAATATCCTTGGTCTGGTTTAAACTATAAGACATATGGTATGCGTACTGGTGAGATGATTACTCTCATTGCTGGGTCAGGTAGTGGTAAGACTTCAGTAGCTAGAGAGATAGCTTTCAATACCCTCAAGACTACTGACTTTAATATAGGTATGTTATTTCTTGAAGATACAGGTTGGGAGACAGGACGTGGTATGATTAGTCTTGATCTTAACAAACCTACCCATCTACCTGATATCCATGTTACCTTAGATGAGTTGAAGGAAGGTAACGAGAGGACATGGGGTACAGGTAGGCTACATACCTTGTCCGATTCATGGCAAGACAATAGTGTAGACTATATCTGTGATAAAATTAAGTACTTCGCCATGGGTTGTGACTGTAAGGTAATCATACTAGACCATATCAGCTTCATGGTATCTGATCAACCCGGTGATGAAAGGAAGATGCTTGATGAGATCGCACACAAACTTAAGTTCACTACTGTTGAGTACGACATCCATCTTTGTGTGGTTGCACACACTAAACGACAGGCGGGTAAAGCCCTCGAAGAGGGAGGCCAGACAAAGCTCTCAGATATACGAGGCACAGCAGGGATTGGCCAACTATCTAACATTGTTATCGGACTTGAGCGAGATGGACAAGCAGAAGACCCTGTCGAAGCTAACACCACAACGATTAGAGTTGTTAAGAACCGCTTCTGTGGAAGGACAGGTGTGGCTACCCAAGTCATTTACAATGAACACACTGGTCGCTTGATTGAGATTGATAAGGAGATGGATGATGAGTGACATGGCTGAAGCCTATAAAGAAATGCGTAAGAATAGACAGAAACGTAGACGTGATCGCCTTAAAGAAGCTGATGATACAGGATGGGGTAAGTATACATCTCATCATTGGTATAAAGAAATTAAAGGGATTAAGGTAGAGTACTGGCCTTCAACAGGTACGTTCAGAGTATATGGTCAAGTTAAACACGGTGATGTTAACGCATATATTAGTAAGATGGAGGTTGATGATGAAATGGTCACCATTAAAAGTTCTTGGTCTCTTTTCTGGTATTGGTGGATTTACATTAGGTATGGAGCGTACTAAACACTACCAAACAATTAGGTTTGTAGAGTGTGGAAAGTATCAGCAAAAAGTTTTAACTAAACATTGGCCTGATATTCCTATCTCTTCAGATATCACTAAGTTTGATGGACATAAGGTGTATGCTGATGTAATTACTGGAGGATTTCCTTGTCAACCCTTCAGTACAGCAGCACATGGACACCATACAGCTGTTGATTTCTGGCCTGAGATGTTACGGGTTATCAAAGAAATGACTCCGTTATATGTAATTGCAGAGAATGTAACTCAAGGAGCTATAGTTAAAGCTCAACAAGATATAGAGGAGATTGGAAATTATGCCACAACAGTCCTTAAAATCAGTGCATCAGACTGTACTGCACCTCACCGCAGAACAAGATGGTGGTTATGTGCATACCCCCACATGTGCAGCGAATATAACGGCACCATCTATGCAGAAACACAAAAGCTGCCGCAATTATGTAAAGATGTTTGGGGATCAGAAAGTCTCACCAACGCACTTCGAGTATCTGATGGGGTACCCTATAGGTTGGACAGACTTAAATGTTTAGGCAATAGTGTAGTGCCTTATATACCACAAGTATTAGGTGAAGCATTATTTAAAATACATAAAAGATTTATGAGAACTCTTCATGATCAGATTAAGGAGTTTTATGATGCCTAAACGCACAGTAGTTTGTGATATAGAAACAGATGGACTACTGAGTAATGCCACACAGATATGGTGTATCGTATGCAAGGATTGGGATAGTGGTGAGATATTTAGCTGGATACCAGAGGATATCATGGACTTCCCAGCTTGGGCAGAGGACAACGTACACCATTGGATAGGACACAACTTTGTTGGTTATGATTTACGTGTACTTAAGAAGATCATGGGCTTACGTATCAGACCTAGTCGTGTGACAGATACTCTGCTACTATCCAGACTATATGATATCACCCTTAAGGGTGGTCATTCACTTGAGAATTGGGGTAAGATACTGAACTACCCCAAGCTACCCTTCAAAGACTTCAGTGAATACAATGATAAAATGTTAGAGTATTGTATTAATGATGTAGAGTTAACATACAAGGTAGCTGTAGCACTAAAGTTCGGGGGCGAGGCAAACGACATCGAAGCCGTAACGATAGAACATCGTAGTCAGTACATCGTAGACAGCCAGTGTGAGTTCGGGTTCGCACTTGATGTACCGAAGGCTCATAAGTTACTCGCCCATCTCAAGAGCAAGGCTACACAATTAGAGGAGACTATACTGGCTGTAGCTCCTCCATTACCAGTACCACTACAGGTGATTGAACCAAGGTATACTAAGGATGGTAACTTATCCAAGGTTAATCTTAAATTTATGGGTACCACTGACTATACGAATGTAGCTGGCCCCTTCACTAGGCTGAAGTGGGAAGAGTTCAACCTTAACTCACCTAAACAGAAGGTGAAGAGGCTATCACCATACTGGTCACCTGTTATTCGTACAAAAGGTTATCGTAAACTACTTGATAAACAAAGAGACAAGACGATAACTCAAGAAGAGTTTAATGATAAAGCTCGGTATACATGGCAGCTATGCGAGGAGAATTTAGAAACAATTAATGATGATGC